TTTCCCAGCGCTCCACGTCGGCGGATTCCACCCCGATGCGCCTGGCGAGTTCCTCCACAGAGAGCCCGGCGACTTCCCGCGCCGTGCGAATGCGCAGCCCGATGGCCTTGAACCCCGTCTCGCCCAGGGCCGGGGAAGGCTCCCCTCGCAGGTAGCCAGCGGCGCGGTAGAGTTCCTCGGGGTCCACCCCCAGCGCCCCCGCCAGCTTCTGGAGAGTGTGCGGATGTGGGTTGTCGCGCTTCCCGCTCTCGATGCGGGAGATCTCGGCATTGCTCACCCCGGAGCGCCGAGACAGTTCCCACTGGCTCATCTCCCCGCGCAGGCGGCGGATCAGCGGCCCAACCGTGCTCTTGTCAGTCATGTCGTGGATTTTACCTCAAGGTAAGAAAAATGTCAATAGGCCAGTCCGAAAAGTATTGACAGGAGGGATGAGTCGTGATAGCCTCTTGCGAACAGGCATTTGTAGCCCCTCAGACTATGGTCGGGTTGCCCCCGTTGCTGGAAAGGAGGCTCGTGGCGCGATGCGTGTGGTCAGGATGCGGCGGGATAAAGTGGATGCGCTGATCAAGTTACGCGACTGGACTCCAAAGCAGATCGCCCACGCCGTCGGAATCAGCCAGGCGCAGGTGAGCCGTATCCTGCGGGGCGTCCAGAACCCAGGCCCCAGGTTCATCGCTGGCTGGCTGGAGGCCGCTGGCGAGAAGTTCAAGTTCGAGGACTTCTTTTTTCTTGACTTCTGCACTCCTTCGAGGTAATGAATGGATTGCCAGGCGACAATAGACGCTGGCAACGGCTGCCAGAGCCTGGAGGGGTTTACGGTGGAGGTAGTGGCCACCGAGCCCCTGCCGGAAGGCAAGGCCAGGCGGCGGGAGGCGCTCGTGAGGGCGTGGCTCTCCGACAACGGAGAGGGCCGGGAGAGAACCCTGGAGAGCCACCGCGGCCGGCGGGAGAAGCGCCTGCGCCAGCAAGTCGCCCGGCTGCAGCAAGAGCTGCAAACCCTCGAAGCAAGGAGGTGATTTGAAGTGACCGTGTGGTGCCGATCAAGGGCCAAGCCGCCGCGGCGCTGGGAAAGATGGATGGTTCGCATCCTCGCCCTGCTCCTGGGCGGCGGCCGCATGATGTGGCTGGATGATGGCCGCCCAAGCGAGGAGGTGATCTGAGGATGGCTGCGACCAGAGCATTAGCAGTACCCGGCGAGAACGGACTCGACCTGTCGGGCTATGACTCACAGGCCTACAACATCCTCTCTCCGGTTCTGAAGATGGACACGGCCGCTCCTTACCTGCGCTTCCGCGCGGTGGAGGTGCGGCTCGACCCAGATGCGAACCGGGGCGACTGCTACGCTGCGCCGGGGACGAGGTGGACGAAAGACCGCCGGACGGGCGAACTCCTGCCCACCCACGTGGCCCCGGCCAAACCCGGCCTGCTGAAGATTGCGTCGGCGACCGGGCTGGTGATTGACCCCCACAACTCCCGCCGCATCAAGCCCGACTCCTGCGAGCGCTGCATTGACATGGCGCGCGCCACCGGTCAGGCGGTGCGCTGCGGAGACTGTCCGTCGCGCTACGACGTCGCCTACCAGCACATCGGCGCAGTGAGGACCGACACCGGCTGGCGCATCGTCAAGGCCTCCTACGAATGGAACCTGGATGCGCAGCGGCGCAAGATTGTCCGCGAGGGCAAGAAGCGCCTGGCGAAGGCCCAGGAAGAGGGCAAGTCCTTCGACCTGGACGGCTACGTCGAAGACCGCGTCGACCAGGTCATTACCGAGCGGTTCGGCCTGGCCGAGACCAAGTCTCTGCTGCGCTTGGTGAGGGCGATCTGCCACCTGCGACAGGCCTACCTGCGCGACGAGATGGCACGGCCCTTCGTGGTGGTGCGGACTGAGCTGGCTCCTGACTTCGCTGACCCTGCGGTTCGCCAGGCGCTGGCTCAAAAGGCCCTTGCCAGCGGCGCGGAGATCTTCGGGCCTGCTCACGAAGAGACACCCGCCGCGACGCTGCGGGGTGCCGCAGTCGACGCCCACGTTGTTGAGCAACTGGCGCGCGAGCCGGACTTCTCGGACGCCGAAGTCAGGGCAGAAGAAGCCAGCGCGCCGGTGGATAACGAGCCGGTGACCGACAACGGACAGACGCACGAGGCAGACGAGGGTCACGCTCCTGCCGCTGATTTGCCGTCACAGGGTGAGCCAGCCGATGAAGCGCCTGCCGGTTACGACACGGGCGAAGCGCCGGAAGAGGAAGCAGACGGTGTCCGCTGCGATGACTGTAACGCGAACCTGCCCTCGAACGTGGTCGCCTACTGTCAGAGCGCCAGAGGCCGACAGGCTTTCGGCGGCGCCAACTACTGCTTCAAGTGCCAGAACAAGCACCGCGGCAAGGGGGGGAAGGGCGACGCGAAATGAGTCAGCATGCTCTGCAGCAGAACTGCTGGAAGTGCCCGCACTTCAAGCGCCGCAAGGCCGGTGCACTTGAAGGCCCCAACTGCCCTTGTCCGCAGGACAGGCTGGGCCGGCCCATTACCCCTGAGCGCGTCCGGCGTAGCATGCCGGCCCACTGGCAATGCCCGGCCTTCGTCACTGCGACGGCAGGTGCCAGATGAAGTTCGTTCACACCGCGGACTGGCATCTCTCCTCGCAGCGGAGCAGGCTCGACTCAGAAACCGGCCTGAACGCCCGTCTCATGGACTTCTACCGCTGCGCGCGGTTCACCGTCGAGGATGGAATCGCTCGCGGCGCGCAGGCCATCCTGCACGCAGGCGATGCGTTTCACGGCTGTCGGCCCACGCCGACGGAAGTGCGGCTCTTCCGTGAGGCGGTCGGGCCGGCCCTGGAGGCCGGGGTGCCCGTGGTGCTGCTTCTCGGCAACCATGACGCACCCCGGTCTCCGGTGGAACGGCATGCCCTCGACCTGCTGAGGGAGACTGAGGGGCTGGTAGTGATAGACCAGCCAACGCTGCTGTTCTTCCAACACCTTGAGACCGAACAGCGCGACTTCCTGCGACCGTGCGCGGCAAAGCAGGCTGACCTTCAAGTGGCCTGTCTGCCCTGGCCCAACAAGCAGCTTCTGCTGGCGAGTGAAGAGAACCGCAAACTCGACCCCGGCCAGCTGAACGAACTGGTGCGGGAGAAGATGATGGACTGCCTGCGCGGACTCGCGGCGCAGCTCACCCCTGACGTTCCTGCGCTACTGCTGGGTCACTTCTCTGTCGACCTGGCGCAGGCGGGCGGGCAGAACCGGCTGATGATGCTCGGAGGCGAGTGGACGCTGAACGCCCACGATCTGTCCGCGCTCCCCTTCTGCTACTTCGCTCTCGGTCACATTCACAAACCGCAGATGGTCGGCGGTCAGCCGCACATGTGGTATTGCGGTTCCCCTGAAGCGGTGACATTCGGAGAGGAGGGTGAAGACAAGTCTTTTCTCCTGGTCTCCATTGAGGCGAATGGCATTGCGGAGGTCAAGCGGGTCAGCACGCCCTACCGCCGATTCATCACCGTGGAATTCGGCGACGGAGTAGCATTGCCGCCACCGGAGGAACTCGCCGGCGCGATTGTGCGGGTGCGTGTCCCGCAGGCCGATGATGTGGACTTCAACGCCCTGCGCCGAGATCTCGAGGCCGCTGGCGTGCATGAATATCAGCTCGAGACGCAGCGCGCAGAGGCGGTGCGTCGCAGGGCAGTCGAGGTCTCTTCGGAGATGGCGCTTGAGGCAGCGATTGACGCCTACCTCGAACAGAAGCCAGAACTCAAGCCCATGCGCGAAGCCCTGCTCACCGAAGCCCAGGCTGTTGAACGCGAACTGGCGGGAGGTGCGGCATGAGCAAGTTCCCCAAGTTCCGCGACGAGTTCTGTCCATTCACAAAGGAGCCCTGCCGAAGCGACTGCCAGTTCTACGCAGAGCTGGAGCGTCAGTCAGAAGAGGTCGAGAACACCTTCTCGGAGTGCTGGTTGTCGACCGCAGCACTGAACTTGGCCCGCTTCGCCGATGTATTTGAACACCTCATCCTCTTGAGTCGCCAATCCGACAGGGCCAGTCTCCGCACCGTCGGCCATGAGGAAGCGGAGGACGAAGAGAGGCAGCGGAGCGAACACTTGGGAGTGCTTGCTGAAAGACAGCGAGCGAAGCAGGGAGGTGCAGCATGACCGACCTGGAGTTCTACATGCGAGGAGGAGTCCTATGACCCACATATCGGACGATGACATCGCACGTCTCCTGCGCGGTTGGCCAACGCGCCTGGAGGATCTCACCCTCCGCCAGCTGCGGTTGATGTGCCTGTTCGACGCCGTCGAGAACGCACAGATCGCGATAGAGGCGAGAGACGGGGAGCCAGCAGCGGTGCACTTCGAAGGCCCACCCACTGTCGCGGGGCAGGTCGTGCGGCTCGATGGCGATGAACGCACGTTCTTGCTGGATCTCGCGGCTGTGGCGCAGGCGCTCCAGGAAGGAGGTGCGACATGAAGGCGACGCCTCAGCGGACGTGGGCAGGCAAGCCGACAATCAATCTTTGGGGGCCAGCCAATGTGATGTATCACGCCGCCCGCGACTGTGAGTTACCCGAAGATCGGCTGGAACTCCATGACCCGATGGACGACGACGCCACCGTCAAGGATGCCAGCCTGGCGATGACGAGCAGCGACCTGCCGTTGCTGGCCCGCATGCTGAGCAAGATCCTTGAGCGCGGCGCGGCCCACATGGCCGATGTACGGCTCGAAATCAGCATGGAGATCACCGATGCGATGGAGATGGAGGTGCATCTTGCGCCTGATGGATACGCCGTCGTCACAGTGAATGCCGGCGCTATCAACGAGGACATGGCTCGTCGCATCGCCGATGCACAGGCCGCGCTTGGGGGCGACAACCAGGAGGTGGCAATATGAGGCCCCTCCGCCTCTCCCTGAACAACTTCCTCTCCTATCGCGGCGAGCACACCATAGAGTTCGATGGCGTTACCCTCGCCGCGCTCACAGGCCAGAACGGGGCCGGGAAGTCAAGCGTGATCGACGGCATTCGCTTTGCCCTCTTTGGCCACACTCGTGGCGGTCTGGATGGCGTGATCACCGAGGGCGAGCAGGACTGCCGCGTGGAGTTTGCTTTCGCCCTGGGGGAGGAGACCTACCTCGTCAGTCGCGCTCGCAGCCGCAAGGGGAGCGGGAGCACGCTGCTTTCGTTCCAGATGACGAACGGCGACGGTTCGGCGGTGCTGGACGGCAAATCGGTGGCCGAGACTCAGGCTCGCATCGAGCAGGCGCTCCGCCTGACGGATGACCTCTTCACTGTCACCGCCTGCGCCAACCAGGGCAATGCGGCCGCTTTCAGCCAGTCCAAGCCAGCAGAGCGCAAGCAGGTGCTCTCTGACATTCTCGACCTGGCCGCCTGGGAGCGCCGCGCAGAGATGACGCGGCAGATAGGGCGCGACCTGGCAGCGCGCATCGAGGGCGAAAAGGCGCGCCACGAGACGCTGTGTGCTGCGGCTGCTGCAGTGGACGGCTTACGGGAGCAGGTCGCCCAGAATGAAGCCACACAGGGCGACGTGGCGCGGCAATCGGCGCAAGCCGAGGGCGACCTTGCCCAAGCGCAGGAGGCGAAGGAGGCGCTCCTGCGCGATCGGGAGGCTGACCGCGCTCGCCGCAAGGAACTCGATGACCTTGCCGCCCGGGCGCAACGGGCGCAGGCCGGCATAAGCGAAGTTGCGTCCCGGCTCGAGACGTTGCGCCGGACGGTGAAGGACAAGCCCGCCATTCTCGAAGGCCTGCGGCGGGCCGAAGAGGCGCAGACGTACTCCCAGGAGTTGGAGGCCAAGCGCCAAGAGGATGAGCGGCTGCGCCACGAGGCCGAACTCGTTCGCCAGCGGCAGCAGTCCGCAGTCGCAGAGCATGCCCGCAAGGTGGACGCGTTGAAGGAGCGCATCCAGCACCTGCGAGCCTCACACGAGCGCGAGGTCAAAGGCCTCAATCAGCAGATTGCGCTGCTCACCAAGCAGAGCGCAGTCCTTGACCAGGTACCGTGCATGGCGCGGGACGCGAAGGGACTGGCGGAGGGTTGTCCGCTCATTGCGCAGGCGCGTGAAGCGCGAGCTGCACTGCCGGGGCTCGAAGACCGACACAAGCAATTGCAGTCAGAGCAGCCCTGGGCGGAGGACGAGTGCAAACTCACCGAGCTGCAGGGCCAGACCGCTGGTGACGAAGAGGCCGCACGCCTGCGTGAGATTGCCGAGCAGCGCACGGAAATCGCCTACGCCCCGAAGGAGCACGCCGAAGCCAAGCGCCAGGCGGCGCGACTTCAGGAACTCCAGCAGGCGCTGCGCGGAGTCGAGCGCGCCGAAGCCCAGATGGTCGAGGTGCAGGCCAACTTGGACGCGATCCAGGCCGAGGCGAAGCAGATCGCGGAGCGCAAGGCTGCCCTCGAGAAGGAACTCGGCCCTCAGCGCAACTGGGATGCGATGCTGGCGCAGGTGGAGCGGAACATCAAGGAGACGCGGGCTGCGATTGGCGATCTCCAGGCTCGCATCCAGTCCCTGCGGCAGCAGCGGGGCAGCCTGGAGGAGCGTCTGCGAGCAGCCGAGGAAGCAGCGAAGGAAGCCGAGCGGCTGGCGACTGAACTGCGCGAAGGCGAGCGTCGCCTGCAGGTGCTCAAGGTGCTCGCCCAGGCCTTCGGCAAGCAGGGCATCCCGGCGCTGCTGATCGAGAAGGCCGTGCCTGACCTGGAGGCCGTCGCCAACGATGTGCTGTCGGTGCTGAGCGATGGCCGCATGTCCCTGGAGCTTCGCAGCCAACGGGAGACCAAGGCGAAGACGCTCCAGGAGACGCTGGACATCATCATCGCCGACGAGCGCGGCTCGCGGCCCTACGAGAACTTCTCCGGCGGCGAGGCGATGAGAGTTGACCTCGCCCTGCGTATCGCGCTCTCCGTGCTGCTCGCCAGTCGCGCCGGCGCGCGCTGCGAACTCCTGGTATTGGACGAGACCGCCGCACCTCTGGACGCGCAGGGGCGGGCGCTGTTCGTCGAGTGCCTCCAAAAGGTGGCCGAGCGCTTCGCCACCATCCTTGTCATCACCCACGTGGAGGAACTCAAGGAATTGTTCCCCTTCCGCTTCGAGGTCACAAAGAATGCGGAGGGCAGCCGCGTGCAGATGATCGCGGCCTGACAGTCAAGCATCTCGCCGCCGTGGCTCCGGCCACGGCGGCTGTCTCTCTTCATTCGCCGATGAAGACAAAGCCGACGCAGAAAGAGAAGATCGTCGCCCTGCTCTCCGATGGCCGGTGGCATTCGACCATCGAGTTGCACGTCATCTGCTGGCGCTATGGTGCGCGGCTCTGGGACTTGAGGCGCGACGGGTATGTGTTCGAGAAGCGGCGCACGGCAGACCCACGCATCGAGGAGTGGCGCCTGCTGCACGCTCTGGACAAAGCAGACATGACCGAAGCAGCGCACGATTCGACTTCGAAGCCGGCAATCAGAGACGGAACCTGCTCCAGCCGAGGAGCAGGAGTGGGGGCGCGCCCACATGCCATCGCCACCAGCGGCAACGCCCGCGTTGTGAATCAGGCTACCGACCGGCAAGATGGTCAGCTCTCACTCGCCGCTGCATTCTCTGGAGAGGCCCGCCCATGACCGCGTTGCGCCGAGCGAAGCGACGCGTGCGATGGGGCCGCGTGCTTCAAGCACTCTTCCTCGGCTACTGCATGGTGTACGTGTTCGGCTATCTCTACTGGCACTTCTGGGCGTTTATCTTCTCGCCCAGCGTGGCCTGGGTGATTCAAAGCCTCGTATGGGTGGGGTTGCCTGGGGCTTTCATTCTGGGACGCTGTTCGCGACGCAACTGAAGGGCACACACATATGGCGGAGGTCAGAGGCAAGAGGCTGGACGGGCGCATTCTGCGCCGGAAGATCTGCACCAGCATCAAGGTGGCCACCCTGGTGAAGGTGCAGAACGCCTTGGGCCACAACGGCTGGCTTGCTGTCGCATTGTTCGACCGCCTGATCGCCAGCCAGGATGACGAGGGGCGGTTCGAGGGCGACCCCGTGGTGGTGCGCAACCTCTGCTTCACCCGCCACCAAGAGAGCGATGTATCGAGCAAAGAGGTCACCGCTCACCTGGGGGCCATGCATCGTTTGGGCCTGATCATCTGGTATCGGGCCGAAGGCGGACTCTACCTCTGCCTGCCCGGCTTCCCCGACAACCAGAGTTTCCACGGCTGGCGGCCAAGCCCGAGCGATCGTCCTGCGCCTCCGGAGCCGGCGCCGACTGATCCGCCTCTCGTGGTTTGTTCACTCGAGCAGTGGGCAGAGGCGCTCGCACGAGTGCAGGGCGCGCCCTCAACGAGCGTCGCACCTGCTTCTCACCAGCCCGACACCAACCCCTCACCAGCCCTGCACCAACTGGACACCAACCCTGATGAGAAGCCGGTGCAGAGCGGGTGCATCGCTGATGCCTCGCGCGTGCGCGCGGAACCTGAACAGAACAGAAGGGAACTGGAACAGAAGGGGGACGCTGCAGCAGATGCTGACTCCTCCTCGCACCATGTCGGCACCACCGTGAGCGGCACTCCGGCTCGCTCCGCTTCGCCGCCCCTGGAGCCAGCATGCCGTCCTTCTGCGCGAGACTCCCCGGAATGCGCCTGGTGCGCCCGGCCATTGCGGGAGGCGAAGTCCGCCGTTCATCGCTTGCTGCAACACTGCCATGACACGTATCGGCAGCGAAACGGCGACTGCCCCACCCTCAAGCCGGGCAAGCACGGCAAACTCCTTCAGGGCCTGCTGAAGGCAGGCAAGTCCGAGGAGCGCATCGCGCAGGTGTGGGCCGCCTATCTGGAGAGCGCTGACTCCCTGGCAGAGCGCAACGGACATGACATCGAGACCTTCGTCCGCCTCTTCGACGGCGTGGCGAGGGCGGTTGACCGAAGTGAAAGGCATGGAGAAACTCGACGGAATTCTGGAGCGGGCGCAAGAAGGCATCTCCCGTCGCCAGAGAGCGACTTCAGCGATTCTGGACTCGTGGCACTCTGACCCCGACTGGCAGCCGGATTGCTCGACGTGCAGGAAGCCGGAGGGCCTGCTGCGCGGCGAGTACGACGGGATGACTTTGACGCTCCAGTGCCCGCGCCGCGCAGACTCCGCGCGCTGCCTGCTCGCCAGAGCCGATGTGCTGAAAGCCGCCGAGGAGAAGGCGCGATGGCTGCGCAGCCACGGAGTCCTGCGGCGCTACCACGGGATGCGAGTGGACCAGGTGGAGGAGCGGGTGCGGGATTACGTCATCGGCTATGTAGAGCGCCTCCGGGAGCACGTCCGCGCCGGTCGCGGCTTGCTTATCACTGGCACGACTGGCACTGGCAAGACGGCCATTCTCGGTCTCATCGCCGAATGGGCCTACGACCAGGGCCTTCGCGATGCTCACTTCGTCTATTGCTACGACCTCTACGCGGCTTTCTACCGCCGCGAGGAGGAGATGCGGGAGCAGGTCCGGCGCTGGCGCGAGTGCCCGCTTCTGCTGCTGGACGAGTTCGGCGCTCCCTACGGCCACGACTTTCCGACCAGCGAGTTTGAGGGCTTCTGCGAGCACCGGCAGGCCGATCACCTGGCTACATGCGTGACCAGCAACCTGTCGGTGAAAGCCCTGCAACGCACACCCGAATGGGCGCGCATCTATGATCGCTGGCGGTCAACCTGCTGGGGCATCGAACTGCGCGGCCCCAGCAAACGGCAGGGACTGGAGGGTGCGCCGTGAGGGAATGGGTGGGCCGGTTCGAGAGCAAGCCAGGGAGCATGTGTCCGGGCTTCAGGAGGCTGCGGTACATCGCTGCTTGTCCGCACACCTGTCCCTACTGCTACCTGCAGGGGGTCTACTGGCGGGGCCGACCACGCGATATCGTCGAGGCCGATCTGTCGGAGATGGAGCGGGCGGTGGCGCGCTGGATGGAGCGGACAATCGAACCTGCGATGCTCAATGCCGGAGAACTGAGCGACTCGTTCGCGCCAGAGATCTCGGCCCAGGCGAGCCTGCGGCTGATCGAACTCTTCCGTTGCCAGTCGCGGCACACATTGCTGCTCCTGAGCAAGGCGATGCCTGCGGTGTTGCTCGATGTCGAGCCTACGCCGAAGGTGATCATGTCGTTCAGTCTGGGACAACCGCGGCTGCGCACGGAGGACGGCGAGTGGGTGGAACTGTCGCCGCAGTTCCGGCCCGACTATTTGCGGTCAGTCGTAGAGCGGAGCTGGCGCGTGCGGCTGCGCGTGGACCCGTTGATCGATCATCTGGGCGTGGCTCGGATTGCGGCGGCGGTAAGCGCGACCAGAACGCGCTTTGAGCGCATTACCCTGGGAACTCTGCGCTTCACCTCCGCCGGCTATCGGGCGGTCGCCAACGGTTCGCCCACACAGCGCGCCCTGGCCGCGCGTGTGCGGCGAGAAGAGGGCGAGGCGGGCACACATCCCTATCGGCTGCCGTTGGTGCAACGTGTGGGCTTGTACGCGGCCATGATCGCGAGCCTTCGAGAGACCGACACCACCGACCTGGTGGCGCTGTGCAAGGAGACTCCCGAGGCCTGGCAGCGCACCTTCGGCGTGGTGCCGGAAGTCATCCCGTGCAACTGCACCCTGTGATCATATGAGAGAAATCCGCATTGGGCACTGCATAGAGGTGCTGCGGGAGATGGAGGCAGAGAGCGTCCAGTGTGTTGTCACGTCTCCGCCGTACTGGGGGCTGCGCCGCTACGATGGCCAGCAGGAAGCAATCTGGCCGCGACTGGACGCTGAGAACCCGGACTGCGCGCACGAATGGGTGCGGGCGGAAGTCTCCCGCTACCACTACGATCACGGCACCTCCACGCTCACTGGTTCGAACATGGAGCAGATGCAGGCGGGGACGTTTGAGGCCACTCATGCTACTTGCTCGAAGTGCGGCGCCTGGCGCGGACCGTTTGGCCTGGAGCCGACGCCAGAACTCTACGTCGAGCACACGATCTACGTGCTGCGCGAGATTCGACGGGTGCTGCGCTCCGACGGCGTGGTCTGGTGGAACCTGGGCGACACCTTTTTCGGCAGTTGGGGCAACTATGGGGCACGTAACGGCAAGCAACGGACGCGGCGCAAGGAGCGTTACCCGCGCGACGCATGGGAAGCCTTTACCGGTCGCCCGCCGATGGCCGGCACCCACACAATCCTGAAGCCGAAGGACCTCTGTGCGATCCCGTTCCGCGTGGCGCTCGCCGCGCAGAGCGACGGCTGGTGGCTGCGGTCAGTGGTGGTGTGGGACAAGCCCAACGCCATGCCCGAGTCGGTCAAGGATCGCCCGACCGAGAGCCACGAGTACGTGATCCTACTGGCGAAGTCGGAACGCTACTTCTACGACGCCGACGCTGTCCGCGAGCCGCACCAGGAAGTCTCCGTTGAACGCGCTCAGCGCCGTTGGGCCGTCAACAGCAAGTACGACGAACAGGCTCCGCAGCATCTGCACTCCTGGATGCGGGACAGGAGCAACATGAGACGCTCCTGCCACCCCGTGGGGCGGAATATGCGCACGGTGTGGCGGTTCGCCACCTTCCCATATCCCGGTGCGCACTTCGCTGTCTTCCCGCCAGAGCTGCCCAGGAGATGCATCCTGGCCGGTTCGCCGCCGAAGGTCTGTGCGACCTGCGGCGCGCCCTGGGAGCGGATCATCGAGCGCGACGAGCCGGTAGAGGTGCCGGAGGTTGGCCCAAACTCTGGGGAGTTGAATAAACCTCCGTACCAGCAGAACAACCCGCACAGGATGCGGCTGGAAACGACTGCACGGGAGACGACAGACGAGCAATCGGTCGGGCTGACAGATGAAGATGTGGCCCTGCTCAAATATTGCGGGGGCACGGGCAAGGAGGGCACGGAATATGAGGGCGAGGCGCGCAAGGACTACGCCGGCGCGAAGGCCCAGAATCCCTCCGAGGTCAAGCGGCGCATCCTCAAGGGCATGGCGCGGAGGATGAAGACCGCGAACCTTGATCGCGGCGGCAAGCGGCTGCCTCCGGAACCAGGCGAGCCGAATGCATTCTACACCGGGCGCACCGTCGGATGGCAGCCGACCTGCATCTGCAACGCTCCTCCCGGCGTGAAGCCGGGGGATATGCAGCTGATCGAGACCCCGACCGGTGAGGGCGAAGAGGACGATCCCTCCTTCCTCACTGGCAGGGCCGGGTTCAACCGGCCGCGGAACCCGAACGAAGGCGTGCGGCCGGTTACTCGCTACGAGCAACGGCAATATGCCGCGCAGCTTCGCGCCTCACCCCATATTGAGGAGATGAGAGCTGAGGCGGGGGCGGCGTTTGCGCACTACCTGCGCACAGACCCATCTGGCGCGCGGCCGATCCGCCCGGACTTGCTGGACGCCTGGATCGAGCGTGGCTGGCTGGAGCGCGTGACGATTCCGAGTTGGGAACCGGCCCCGACGCGGCCGGCGATTGTCCTCGACCCCTTCGCGGGTAGTGGGACAACGCTCATGGTCGCAGAGGAACTGGGCCGATGGTGGATCGGGATAGACATCTGCGAAGACTACCTGCCGCAGATCCAGAAGCGGACTGCGCAGCGGTCACTGGCAGCGGCGTTCGACAATGCGAATCACTGAGGAGATGAGGCGATGCTGAATCATGTGGTGCTGATAGGAAGGCTGGCGGGCGACCCGGAGTTGCGCTATACCCCGAGCGGGCACGCGGTTGCGAACTTCACTCTCGCCGTCGAGCAGAGGGTGAAGAACGAGGACGGGAGTCGCTCGTGCGACTTCATCGACTGCGTCGCGTGGCGTGGGGCAGCCGAGTTCCTCTCGAACTACACGAGCAAGGGCCGGATGCTGGCAGTCGCTGGGCGGCTGCAGGTTCGTAAGTGGACGACCCAGGATGGCAGCCACCGCAAGGCCGTGGAGGTGGTTGCCGAAGAGGTGAAGGCTCTTGACCGAAAGCGGGAGGAGACCGAGCAGTGACGCAGCCCTCTGTAACGAGGCGACAGGTGGAGACCCTCCGCGCGGTGCGCGACCTCACCCAGCCACGAGGCCCCACTATCCGCGAATTGGGGCATGCCCTCGGGGTCTCCTCAACCTGCACGGTGCAGCGTCATGTGGAGAGCCTGGTGCGCAAAGGGCACCTACGTAGGCTCCCTGGAGCGCGTGGCATTGCCCTCACCGAGGCCGGGCAGCGAGCACTTGAGGAGGGCGGCTGATGCGCGTCCTCGGCATAGACTTGGGCTGTCCGGGCGGGCTCGCCGTGCTGGAGGACGGCACACAGGCAGGTCGGGTGCTGCACTGGCAGTGCCTTGGGAGATCGGTTGACCTGGCCCGTCTGCAGTCCATTGTGGACAACCTGATCGAGAAGTTCCAGGTCGTCCTGGTGGCCACCGAACGACCTTACACTGGCTGGTGGGACAGGCGGCCCCGCGTCGGTATGGCGCAGCGGGAGAAGCAGGGAGTGGTTCGCGCCGTCTGTCAGGCGCGGGGCATCCGGCTGGTTGACTTCCAACCCCAGACGGTGAAGAAGGCGCTGACCGGCGATGGCCGCGCCCCGAAGGCAGCGGTCGTGAACCACGTGCGCTGCCTGCTGGGAATCGAGGGCGGGGAACACGTAGCAGACGCGGCGGCGATTGCTCTGACGGCCATGAACCGCGAGCGCGCAAGCCAGCTGATCGCTGCGCAGAAGCGCCTCAGAGTGAGACGCAGCCGCCGGCAACAGGTGAAGCAGCCGTGACGAGCGCATTGCTTGGAAGACGAACAACGGAGGAGGCCAATGCCCTGGCGAGGGTTTGATGCACTGCCTCCCTACTTCGGCGGGAAGCGCCGGTTGTGCCCGCGCATCTTCCGGGAGGTAGCGCGAGTGTATCCGCGCGAGGCGTGGCCGACACTTCGTCTGGTTGACCCATTCCTGGGCGGCGGGAGCGTCAGCCTGTATGCAAAGGCGCAGGGTTTCGGCGTGCTGTGCGGCGACCTGGCAGAACGGAGCGTGATCATCGGCAAGGCAGTGATCGAGAACGATGACGTCAGACTGAGCGAGGACGACATCCTGCGGCTGTTCATGCCCGCCGAAGGGAACCGACATGTAATCGAGCAGAACTATGTGCCTGACTGCTTTGCTGTCGCGTCGGCGCGCTTCCTCGACAACGCCTTACCCGCGGCGGAGGAGGTTGAAGATCAGGTGAAGCGATCACTGCTCCGCCTGCTGCTGGTCAAGTACATCTACTGGATGCGACCGCACTCGAAGTTCTCGTCGCCAGGTGCCTTCAACCGTCCCTTCGCCGAGGAGCGATGGGACGACATCAAGGCGACCTACAAGCACGCCATCGCCGCGAACGCAAGCCATCCGCTGCCGGCGCTGCGCTCCCTTGCCAGGTATATCAACCGGGCGGTGGCGCGAGGTGCGCAACCTTGCCGCGCAATGAAGGGCGACGCCCTCCAGACCATCCGCGCTGGTGAGGGCGCCGAGGTGCTCTACCTTGACCCGCCTTATAGCGGCACGCTCGCCTACGAGGAGGAGTATCGCGTGCTGGACGAGATACTGGGAGAGCGCCACGAAGCCAGTGCATTCTCGGAGCGCGAAGGGCTCAACCACTTCGCCTCGCTGCTGGAGCAGTGTCAGGCCTACCCTCTCTGGGTGATCTCCTACGGGAACGCGGTGGCCGACCTCGATGCGGTGCGGGGCGCTGTAGAGCGGTTCCGCCCGACGCGAGCAGTCGAAATAGCCTACTCCCACATGAACGCGGTGGCCACCCAGGCGAAGCGGGAGGCGAATCGGGAGTTCATCATCCTGGCGGAAAAGGGTAACGGCGAACATGATTGACACCTCGCTTGAGAGACTTGTTGAGAAACTCGAGGCCCGGCTGGCAGAGGCGAAGGCGCAGGCGAAGCGCACTTCCCCCTATGACGATAACTGGGGATGGAATCAGCGGCGCGGCCGAGTTGCTGGGCTGGAAGAAGCCCTGGCGCTGACAAGGGAGCTGGCAGCCGAAGATGGCGCCAATCCCTGATGCAGTCCACTGAGCATATCCTGATGGAGTGAAGGACTTACGATGGAGGAAACGTTGAAGCGATGACTCGTTGGGAACGCAAAGAAGCGGATCTGAATGTGGTCAGCGACCTTCTTCGAACGTCCGGGGCGCTCTCAACCGCCGAGGTTGCAGAGCGCCTGGAGATCAGTTATGAGCGCGCCCGCCAGCGCCTGCTACTGCTGGCGAAGCTCGGCCGCGTGCAATGCCGGGGCAAGTATCGACAGCCCGGCGGTCAACGCAGCCGCGCGCACTTTTTCTGGGGCACTCCTTCCCTGCCTCGCACAGGGCCGTGGTCCACTTTCGGTCCGGAAGGCAAGAACTGGCGGCGCTCTCATGCAGGTGCCTGGGTGAACTGTCCCTGCGGTGAGGCGCTCCCTCTGGGCGTGATGAGACGCCAGACGAGCTGCTGGCGCTGCGGGCGGGAGTACTTGCTCGTCGTGATCATGAAGACGCGGTGAAGGCAGGAAGGCGGTTGAGATGAGGGTTTATGTGGCTGGTCCCTATTCGCCCCTCGACAGGCGCGAGGAAACACGCCTGGAGAACATCCGCCGCGCCAGCGAGGCGGCTCAGCAACTGCTGAATGCTGGTCATATCCCGTTCTGTCCCCATACGATGACTGCTGGCTGGGAAGAGACCTGTGGCTACGACGATTTCCTGCGCCTGGGCATCGAGTGGCTGGCAGCCTGTGACGCTATCCTGCTGTTGCCCGGCTGGGAGCAGAGCAAGGGCGCGCGGCGGGAGCATGAGGAGGCTGTGACATTGGGTCTGTTGATCGTAGACGATCCCTCGGCCTTGCTCGGGACAGGCCCGGAGAGTCTGGTTTCGGGAGGTATGGACCATGCCTGAGATGATCGCGCGAGAGCGCATTCGACCGAACGAGTGGAACGCGAACGCCTTCGACCCAGCCAACTATCCGAAGCTGGTAGAGAGCATCCGGGAGAAAGGCATCATGGAGCCGCTCAAGGTCATGCCCGACCCTGAGCGCGAGGGCGACTTTCTACTGGTGGACGGCTATCACCGCTGGAAGGCGGCGGGCGACCTCGGCCTCGAAGAACTGCCCTGCGAGGTATGGGACATCTCGCCCGAAGAGGCCAAGGTGCGGGGCCTCCAGCTCAACTACCTGCGGGGTCAGCCAATACCAGTGCGGCTCGCCAACCTAGTGCACGACCTGAACCGCACCTACTCCGTGGACGATCTGGTGAAGATGCTGCCCTGGTCGGCCAGCCAGTTGCGCGACTCCCTGGAGCTCCTGAAGCTCCCCGCCGACCTGCAGGACAAACTGGAGGAGCAGGCAGCCCGCGACGCAGCCGAGGCGCCCATTCCGGTGACCGTCGTCTTACTTGGCAGGGAACACGAGCAGTTCGAGCGAGCGATGGCGGCAGCGAAGGAGGAACTGGGCAGGAACGCGCGTCGCGGGCAATGCCTGGAGCGCGTATGTGAAGTCTACCTGCAAGGAACCGATGACACGCCGACAGAGGAGTGAGTGTGGAGCATACCCTGTTGTTAGGTGGCAGAACCAGCGGTATAATGGCCGCAGAGCCGCCTGCGAGCGGCTTTTTCTGTTACGGGTTCGTGGCCGTTCGTGGCCCGTTTGGAGAAATGACGCCAGAGGCGCTTGAAGATGCCTGCCCGGTCGGTGGAAACACGAAGAGCGCTTGCCAACCGCCAGCGCCAAGCGTGGCACATGCGGGTGGTGCGCAAGCTGGAGGTTTCGGAGGTCGCCGAACTGCTCGGCGTCAGCGAGACCACGGTCAAGCGCGACCTGGCAGCGGTGCGGGCACGGGGCCGGAGCCTGCTGCGCAAGGCGCAGGAGGCTCAGGTAGGGGTGCTCGATGCTGGCCTGGAGGCCTGCGCCGAGTTCGACGCGGCCACCCGCCAGGCCTGGGCCGACTGCCTGGCCGCGCCGGAGGGATCGCCGGCCCGGGCCCGCTTCCTGAACATCGTGCTCAAGAGCATCGAGCAGCGGGTGAAGATACTGCAGTCATTGGGGCTGATGGAGAAAGTGCCCGAGGAGGTGTTGCTTGGTGACCTCGACCTGCGCCGACTCAGCGACTGCGAGGCCGAATCTGCCCTTGCCTTCCTCCGAGCGTGTGCGGCGCGTGCTGGAGGCGAGGCTGGAGGTGCTGCTGGAGATGCGGCGGAACCCCAGGCCGTGGATCGAAGCGAACCTGTGGATTCGCACGAAAGATAGGCGCGTGATCCCGTTCCTGCTCAACGCGGCCCAGGTGGATTACTGGGATCACCGCAGGCTTCGGGACATCATCCTCAAGCCGCGGCAGTTGGGCTTCACCACCGTGATCTGCGGGCTGTTCTTCGCTGATACGATCCTGCGGCCCAACACTACTTCAGTGATCGTGGCCCATGACACGGATTCGAGCGAGAAGATATTCCGCATCGTGCAGTTGTTCTGGGAGCGACTGCCGGAGCAGGAGCGCCTGCGAGCAGGTGAGCCGCGCTTCTCCAACCGGCGGGAGTTCCTGTGGCCGGCGATCAACAGCCAGTTCTACGTGGGGACGGCCGGGGCGCTCACCTTCGGGCGCGGGCAGACGATCAACAACCTGCACTGCTCCGAGTTCGCCTTCTGGCCCAAGCCCCAGGAGGCGTTGGTCGCGCTCACGGAGGCGGTGCCAGCCGATGGGCGGATCGTGATCGAGTCCACCGCCAATGGTATGGGCAACTACTTTCACGATCTTTGGGCGGAAGCAAAGGGCGGCGGGAACGAGTTTGCCACGCACCTATACGTCTGGTGGGAAGACCCGCAGAACCGGATTGCCGGCGCGCCGCTCGACGACCTGACCGACGAGGAGCGAAGGTTCAAGCGGGCCTGGAACCTGGATGACGACCAGATTCGCTGGCGGCGCAGCAAGCAGCGACAACTGCGGGAGCGGTTCCGGCAGGAGTATCCTGAGGACGACGTGACCTGCTTCCTGGCGAGCGGGCGGTGCTGCTTCGACACGGATGCGTTGCTCCTCGCACAGGCGCGCATCGCCGCAGAGACCGCGCCGGAGATGCTGGCCACCCTCAAGGATGCACGGGAACAGGGCATTGGGGTTGCACCTGCCCGGCTGTCAGTGTGGAAGCGGCTGGAGAAGGGGCGACTCTACGTGGTGGGCGCTGACGTTGGCGAAGGACTTGCGGGCGGCGACGCATCATGTGCCTGTGTCCTGGATCGCGAGACCGGGGAGCAGGTCGCCGAACTGCACGGGCGCATTCCGCCGGACAGATTCGGCTACCTGCTGGATGCCCTGGGGCGCTTCTACAACCTGGCGACGGTGGCGGTGGAGCGCAACAACCACGGGCACTCCACGCTCAACACGCTGCGCAATGTGTGCCGCTACCCGCGGCTCTATTACCACGTGCGTTACGACCAGACGGGCAGGGGGAAGCCCATGCTCGGCTGGCCCACCGACCAGGCCACCAAGCCCATCCTGGTGGATGACCTGGCGGCAGCCATCGCAGGAGGCCACCTGCTGATTCACTCGCCCGATCTGGTGGACGAATGCCTGACCTTCGTCACCACGGACACGGGTGCCCAGGAAGCGCAGGAGGGCAAGTTTGACGATCGGGTGATGGCAGCCGGGATCGCCTGGCAGGCGCGCAAACGGGGAATGTCCAGGGGCACGACGCAGCGACCGGCCGGGTGGTGACGGCTATGCCTTCAGCGGGCTCAGGACAGGTTTCGAGGGAGAAGCAGCATTGGGATGACCTCGTGGAGGCACTGCAACGCGAGGCCGAGTCGGTGTGCGGCTACGGAGATGTGGTGATTCGCGTCTCCTACTACGATGGGCTGCCGACCCAGGTCGATGTCCTTGAGCGCCGCTCGTGCTACCGCCTGGGAAAGACCCGGCCGCCGTTGACGGGCACTGGCATCCGGCATAGAATGCCGTCAACCGAATAACTTCCGCCAGCATCGCAACGATAGGCGGGCCTCACATTCCTGGTTACCCAGGGTGGGGCTCGCCTTTTGCTTTTGTGCCCCCGGGCCGAAGCCCGGAGGCAGATAGGAAGACGACAATGGCACTCGACCTGACAACCTACCCGCCCAAAGGGCACCAGGAGCGCATCGCCACTTACCAGCGGTATGAGCGGCTGTTCCTGGGGCAGCATAAGCTGGTCTTTGCCGTGGTGCCGCAGCCCTACCAGATGAAGCGCTACATCGTGGCGAACTTCGCCGGACTGATCTCACGGCTGTCGGCAGATCTGCTCTTCGGGGAACAGCCGGACTTCCTGGCGACTCAGGATGATGAGAAGGCGCAGGAAGCGCTGGCCGGTATCGTCGCCCGCAATAACCTCCATGCCGTCAACTACGAATCGGCCCTGTCCAACTCGTTCCGAGGCGACGCGGTCTACAAGGTGCGCTGGGGGAAGCGCACGCCGACAGCAGAGCAACCCGAGTCGATCATCGAGGAGGTCCCGGCCAGCATCTACTTCCCCGAAGTGGACGATGATGATGTGCGGCGCGTGCTGCGGGTGACCCTGGCCTGGGTGAAGCGCGACCCGAAGGACACGAAGCGTGCCTATCTTCGGGCGGAGGTGCACGAGCCGGGCGTTATCCGGTACCAACTCTTCGATCTGGGCAGCGTCTCGACACTGTCCGTAGCCGGGAGTCAGGTTGGGACGATCACGATTGGCGGCAAGGCGCTCCAGCAGATTCCCCTGAACACCCTCGAAGCCTACCAGGACCTGCCGGAGGAAGAGCAAACCGGCCTGGATCACATCCCGATCTTCCACGTGCCCAACTTCCGCTACGGCTCGCGCTTCTGGGGTATCTCCGACTACGAGGGCCTGGAGTCGCTCTTCGAGTCCCTGAACAACCGCGTCTCCCAGATCGACGAGGTGCTGGACAAGCACGTCGCTCCGAAGATTGTGGTGCCGCCTGGTTTCGTGGACGAGGATGGCAAGATTCGTTTCGACCGCATGGAGACCATCGAGCTGGGCCCGGGCGATCAGCCGCCCTCCTACATCACCTGGGACGCCCACCTGACTGCAGCATTCACGCAGTTCGAGAAGCTGCTCGACCTGCTCTTCATGCTTTCCGAGACTGCACCCTCCGCGTTCGGGCTGGACAAGTTCGGAGTCGCCGAGAGTGGCCGGGCACTGCGGCTGCGTCTACTCCGCACCCTGGCGAAGATCAACCGCAAGCGCCTCTACTACGATACCGCGCTCAAGGCCGCGCTGCTCACCGCGCAGATGCTCGACGTGACGCACGGCTCAGGAGAGTACGAGCCTGCCGAGCCGACCATCCAGTGGGCGGACGGGTTGCCCGAGGACATGGTCGAGATGGTGGAGATCGAGAGCCAGCGCCTGGCGGCAGGCAACACGTCAGTCGAGTCCTCGGTGCGGCGGCTGGACGGACCAGACGCAGTGGAAACCGAGATGGCGCGCATCGGCGAGGAGACGGGACAGGCAATTGCCCTCACCGGGGCGGGCGGTCGCAAGGGGCAGGAAGCCCGCACCGTGGAGCAGCCGGAGGCCGGGGCAGAGGGCGCCTGAGGCGCCCATGTGGTGGATGTGTGTGATCCGACATGTTGCACCCGCAGTCTGGTTTCGGGGCTGTGGACATGGTCTCAGCACCTGTCGTGAGGAGTGTTGAAGCGTGCCTCCTCCCATCGGGCGCCGCAGCATTGAGGAGTTTCGGCGGGCATTCACCGGCGAGATAGACTCTCTGGCCGCCCTGTATCGGGACGCGGCGGCGGACATGATGGATGTGCTGGCCGACGCTACCGTACTCGCGGGACAGCGGGGTCGAGCCGTGGCACTGCTGCGACAGTATCAGGTGATCCTCGCCGACCTCGGTGACGAAGCCGCTGCCTGGATAGAACTCAACATCCCTCGCGCTTACGATGTCGGGCTCGAGTTCGCCGACGAAGGAGTCCGCAATGTCCGCCGCGCGGGAATCAACCTGCGCCGTCGAGACAGAACGATAACGGGTCGCCGTGAGAGGGATGTATTCTCCCAGGTGCACCGGGAAGCGACGCGGGCAATCACGGAGTCCATGCTGCAGACCACTAATGCGGCGCTTACCCAGATCGGCCGCCGCGTTGACGACGTGTTCCGGCGCGAGGGGATGCTGGCAGTCGCGAGAGGGATCGCAGCCGGGCGTGCTCGCATCGACGTGAGCCGCGAACTGGAGCAGCGGCTGATCGCTGCAGGTAGGCCGACGTTTGTGGACGCGCTCGGGCGACAGTGGCCGCTCGACCGCTATGCCGAGATGGTGGCGCGCACGACCACGCGTGAGGCGATGACGCAGGGCACGATCAATCGGCTGCGGGAGCACGGCGTCACCCTCGCCCAGGTATCGGCGCACAACGCGGAAGACTTCTGCCGCTACTACGAGAACGCCGTCGTCTCTCTGGACGGCCCGCACCCTGTCTATCCGCCAATCTCCGCCATCAACGGCGGCCCGCCTTTCCACCCGCGGTGTGTACATGTGCTCACACCGTTTGTAGAGCGCCTCGCTACCGACGAGGAGAAGAAGCGGGGCATCGTCTCGCCCGATGTGCTGAACAAGTCTCCGGCCGAGCTCCAGCGGCGCTTCCGTAAGGAGTTCCCTGGCGTGGCCCGGGCCGCGGGAAAGCGGCAGTTTGCGCGGGCGGGGCGGGCGAGGGTTGCTGCAACGCGGGGACGGCCCAAGCCCACCCGGGCGTCGATCCCGGAACCAGAACTGCGCGCCCTGGAGGAGGGGACTGTCCTGCGCCGCACCTACAAGGGCCGCGAGTACCTCGTCCAGGTAGTAGAGGGAGGCAAGGTCTATTTCGAGGGCGGCATCTATCGCTCGCTGACGGATGTCGCCCGGATGATCACAGGGCAGCGGGCAATCAGCGGGCCGGCTTTCTTCGGCGTGGCAGAGCGCGGTAAGCGCACCGGGCAGATCGCAGCCGCCCTTGCCCCGAAGCCGCAGCCCACCGATGCGGCCGGGATGACCCGCCGCGTCTCTGAGGAGCTGGCCAGCCTGATGGAGACCAAGGTCGGGTGGAACGGAGACCTCAGAACTGGCAAAGGCGGTTTCGGCGGGCACAAGGACTGGGACTGCGCGATCACAGTTGGCGGAGAGGTGCGAGAACGCTTGACTCGCCTCACGAAGCAGAACGCCGCTTCCTGGGCGCAACTGTCGAAGCGGGCCAGGCAGGAGATGACTTCGAGTTTCACCACGTTGGTGCACGAAGCCACCCATGCCGCGGGCACTATGGGCGCGATCGCGCCGGAGGAATACGCCACGGCCGCCCAGCGATGGTTGGAGGAGGCTGTCACCAGCGCGGCCTCGGAGCACGTCGCTCCGCAACTCTTCGAGCGCGTCATGGGCTTCTCGTCAGGGCTGGACAAGGTGGACTTCTCAGCCATGCCGAGCTACGTGCCGAGGCAGCAATTCCTCGCCAAGGCGGTCGCCGGTCCATCGGCGGGGCGCTCGATGATGAACCCGATGCGCGAGGTCGAGCCAGAGGTCTACCTCGACCTCGCTTATCGTGTCCCGCGTCGGGAGCGGTTCTGGGCGCTGGCGCAGAGGATGCATGGGGCCTATCGGGAGGCGGGCATGACAGCCATCGAGATCGAGGCTGCGCTGGAGAGTCAGGGCGAGCACGCGGTTGAAGCCCTGGTAGCGCGGGCGGAGAGGCGATGATGCGAGAGCAGCTCATCCACGAGGCCGACAGGGCAATCTGGTCAGCCAGGACACCGCGAGAAGCACGGCGGCGACTGCGGCAATACCTGCGCCTGGCAGAGGACGAACGGGAGCGGGCCGCCATTGCCCGCTACGAGGAGATGATCCACATGTGGGAGATGATGCCTCGACCTCATACCTCCAGGTAAGAAAAAGTTGTTGACACCCGGCCCGGGTCCGGTAGAATGGGTGCCAACTGAATAGGGCCTGCCAGCATCGCAACGATAGGCGGGCACTTCTGATGTCCTTGGGAAGCAGATTCCCAGGCCGTTAGAGGTGCCCGCCTTTTCTTTTGCAGGAGGCGGCACACGATGCCGATTCGGATAGACAACTCGACGGTTTCAGACAGGGCGTGGGGCGACGTGGACAAGGCGACCCTGGCGCGGCGGCTTGCGGAGAACGGCGACGCCGGCGTGATCCGGGAGGCCTTCGCATACGTGCCCGACCTTGAGAACCGCAGCGAGTGGGGCGGCCCGCATCACGAACTCCAGGGCGACACCCTGGTGGTGAACCGCAATGGCGTGCATGCACTGGCAGCTGCGCTGTCCGGCGCGCGGGGCGGGGTGAAGTGGCCGCGCTCGGCACGGGTGGCCGCGCTGGCGCACGTCCGCAAGCACTATGGCGCAATGGATGAAGAGCCGCCGGAGGGCATGAGCGCTGACTAGCGGCTCTGACATAACCGCCCGCCGGAGCGACATCTGGCAGACCCGCCGCGGGGCGTAAGACCGGAGGGAGACCATGAGCGAAGGAACCGAGAACCAGCAGGGACAGCAGGGAACTGGCAGCCAGGGCCAGGCCGACGCCCAGTCGGCCCAGTCGGCCGGCTCAGGGCAGGCTGCACAGGGCGCGAGCGCAGGCCAGTCGGTCGGCGCCGGCCAAGCGGGCCAGCCCGCAGCGCAGACGCAGTCGGGGTCTGGTGGGCAGGCCGCGCAGACGGGGCAGCCCGGCGCGCAGCAGGCTTCCCAGGGACAGCAAGCCGAGGGTGCCCAGACTCGCCAGACTGAGGGCGGGCAAGCGCAATCGCAAACGCCGGCGACACAGGCGAAGGGCATCCAGGTGAAGCTGACTCAGGAGCAGATTGACCGCCTAGTCAAGGACGGCACCCTGGAGTTGAGCGACGACACGTTCACCGGCGCGGTGCGGGATCGCATTGCGCAGTTGACTGCCCGCGCCAAGGGTGCGGAGCGACGGCTGGCCGAGATCGCCGCGGCCCAGGAAGAGGCCGACCGCAAGGCCCTCGAGGAGCAGGAGCGCTTCAAGGAGCTCTACGAGAAAGAGCGACAGGCGCGCGAGAAAGAGGCGTCGGGCCGCAAGGACGACGCCATCCGCGCTCGCTTCCTGCTCGCCGCCCAGTCGAAGGGCATCGTCGACCCCGATGTCGCCTTCATCATCGCCAAGTCACTGCCCGGCTTTGGCGCGGTGCAGGTGGATGATGAGGGCAAGGTCACGGGCATCGACGAGGTCGTCGAGACGCTGGTCAACGAGAAGCCCTACCTGGTCTCCCAGCCACAACAGCAAAAGCCGCAGAGCGTGGGGGCGGCAAGCAACCCGGCTCAACAGAGCCCGCCGCCTCCCAAGAATCTCGCCGAGGCCGGGGATCGCCTGGAGCAGGCACTTCGCACTGGCGTGACCTGACCCGGCACGAAGGAGTGAGTAGCACATGGCTGCGACCACAACCACGCTGGCCGACCTGATCGTCCAGCTCTACAAGGGGCCGTGGGTGGAGGCCCTGTTCACCAACACGTTCCTCCTGACCCGCATCCAGCAGAAGCAGGGGGCGGGAGAGGGAGTGCGCTGGCCGGTGCGCTACGGCGGAAACACCTCGGCTGGCTCCTACGCGGAGACCGACTCCGGCGCGGGGGCAGGCAACCAGGGCTTCAAGAAAGCCTTTCTCGGCTGGAAGCTCAACAAGGTCGAGGTGGAGGTCTCCGGTTTGGCGCAGGCCGTCGGGGATGCGGGCGGGATGATCGTGCCCGCGCTCCGCACGGAACTCGACCTGGGTCTGTCGGACATGCGGGGCAACATCAACACGCAGTTGATGTCGGACGGCACGGGCAACTCCGGCAAGGACATCACCGGCCTGTTCGCCGCGATCGCCGACACTGGCACCTACGCTGGTCTCGACCGCGGCACCTACACCTGGTGGAAGGCCTACGTCAGCGCCAACGGCGGAACTCCTCGCAACCTGACCGAGGAGTTGATGCGCACCGTCAAGTCCACGGTGGAGGCGCGGGGCGGGCGGGTGACGGCGATCTACGCCGGCTCGACCCAGTGGTATCGCTACGGAGACCTGCTGCGGGCGGAGCGTCGCCAGCAGAACCCCGCCAGCCTGACCGGGGGATACCAGGCGCTTGATTTCGAGGGCGTGCCCCTGATCAAGGTGCCCGGCTACCCGCAGACCCGCATGGACTTCGTGGACGAGGAGTTGCTTGAGTACGTGGTGCTCAAGGACTTCGAGGCCAAGCCGATGGCGAAGACCAAGGACTCCGATGTGATCTGGGTCACCCACTACTGCCAGCTCGTCTGCCGCAACCCGTATCGCATGGGTTCGCTGCAGGACCTGGCTCAGTAGGAGGTGGCCGATGTCGAGCGTCGCGCGGATCATCTCTGACTGTCGGGACGGGCGCAAGATCGCCCGCGGGGTGACCTCGGTTACCGGGTCAGCCACCAACATCGCCACCGGGCTTTCGGAGGTGGAGGATGTGATCGTCTCGCTGAAGCGCTCCACCGCGCCAGGGCTCGAGGTCTCTCTGGTCACCTGGGCGGCGGGTGCGGCAGCGGGCCAGATTAACCTCTACTGCTGGAAGCCCACGGCGGCCAATGACTGCACACTGATCGCTGCCACGGTCGCGCAGAACGTGGAGTGGCTGGCGATTGGCAAGTGAACGACCGGGGCCGGCCACGTGCCGGCCCCACCTAAGTTCTGGAGGTGGATAATGCGAAAGGAAACGGGTGCCCTATCTGTTGAGGAAGATGCCCCCGCCGAGTCCGGCCCGGCACCGAGCGGTGGAGGGGCAGTGGACCTGGCTGACGCTGGTCTGACTGGCCCTGCGCTTGCCCCGGTGAGCGCAGCAGTCGCGGTTCCCGATCTTCCGCGACGAGTCGGCAAACTCACCGCTCTGATGGCGCTGCCGGAGCCGGCCCGCACCGAGGCGCTGGAGAAAATCACGAACTCCGGCGTGACCGTGAATCTGCGCAGCAAGACTGGCGAGGAGGTGCGATGGCGCTACGGCGAGCACATCCTGGTGGTGCCGCTCACGCCGAAACCTTTTGCGGCTGCGCACGCCATCCACCTGCTCTTCTGCGCGCCCGGCCTGGTGGAGGAAGTCGAGGAGTAGCAGGTGGCCATCGACGCGACGCCGGGAGGCGAGAACAGCAACTCCTATGTGACGCTCCAGGAGGCGGAGGCCTACTTCGCCGACCGTTTGCGCGTAGACGCGTGGAGCGGCGCGAGCAGCGCCGACAAGGAGAAAGCGCTGCTGACCGCCTGCCGCCACATCGAGGCTTGCCGCGTCCGGGTTCATCGCCGGCCCTACGGGTATCCCGGCGAGCTGCCGGACGCGATGGGCCGGCCCTATGATTCGCTGGCCCCGTCGCATCCCGACCAGGCCCTCTCCTTCCCTCGCAAGAAGGACAAGGATAACGCCGGCGACTACGCCATCCCGGAGCGGGTGAAGGATGCCCAGTGCGAAGAGGCGCTGGCGCTGCTGGCGCGGGGAGCGGAACAGGAACGCAGACGGGCCTTGCAGGCCGCCGGCGTCACCTCGTTCTCCGTGGACGGGCTAAGTGAATCCTACGGCGCGCCAACCGCAGCGCACCCGTTGGAGAGCGCAGAGGCGAGGGCGTTGCTCGCGGCGTTCATCGACAGGGGCGGGGTGCTTGCTGCTTCAGATCACCCTGACGGCGAGTGGTCGCCGGGGAGTGCGAGATGATAGGCGACTACCTGGCTCAGGATATCTGGCGCAAGGCGAGGACAGGCGTTGACGGCTACGGCCAGCCGACCTTCGGCGCGGCGGTTCGGACGAAAGGCCGTTGGCTGGAGAAGCGCCGTCTCGTTCGGAACGCCGAGGGCGAGCAGGTGATCTCGGAGGTCACCGTCAGCCTGAAGCCTGATGAGCCAGCGGTTGTCGGAGATCAACTGTCTGCCGACGGTGCGACTTATCTGGATGTGATCGCCGTCTCGGTCTCCCGAGGTCTGGGAGGCGAGGCGGCTCTGAAGAGGGCCTATCTGTAGGCTCAAAGGGAGGAAACGCAAGATGGGACTCAACTGGAAATTGACCCTGAGCAAGGGCCTTGTTGTCGGCGCGCTCGCTGCGCTCGGCGTTTGGGCGGCCGACATCCACTCGGTTCAGGCCTGGTGGGCCGGCATCGGCGTGCTGGCAATCGAGGCCGTGCGCGACCTGATCAAGGCGCGCTTCGGGGGTTTCATCCCCAAGGGATAATCCTATGCCCACTGTCCGCCGCCAAACCTACGGCAAGTTCGGAGTCGCCCTCAAAGGGCTGGAGGAACTGTCACGGCAGATCGCTCGCAATGGCGAGGTGTGGCAGCGCGTCCAGCAGGCCGCGGTCAAAGGCATGGTCGAGAACGCTGAGGACCTCCTCGGCCGGGCCATGCGGGACGCTCCGGTTGATGAGGGAACGCTGCGCGCCAGCGGTTCAGCCGCGGTCTACGCGAATGGCCGGGCGGTCGCTCGGCGCGGCTTCCGTGAGGTTAGCGGACAGCCCGAGGCCCCGGAGATGGTGGAACGCAAGGTGGTCGAGGGCGGCATGGGAGACGCGGTGGTGGGCGAGGTTGGGTTCAACACTCCTTACGCGCTGGTGCAGCACGAGCGTCTGGACTTCAACCATCCCAAGGGCGGGAAGGCCAAGTACCTGGAGGACAACCTCAAGGAGCAGGCCGACCGCTACCAGGGCAACCTGAACGATCATCTGCGAGGGGCGCTGACGTGAGCTTGCTTATTGACCAGTTGGCGGCATACCTGGAGAGCCAGGGCGAAGGAACGGTGGGGACAGATCTGTTCAGGCTCCACAGGCCCTCCTCGCCGCTTGCCTGCGTGAGTCTGCACGCCACCGGGGGCTACCCGCCTGACCGATACACGGAGCGTGAGCACCCCACAGTGATGCTCTTCGCGCGGGCGGCGACTCCTGATGCAGCCCTGCGAAAGGCCTACAGCCTCTATGGCAGGCTGCACCGCAAGCAGAACCTGGACCTGGGCGGAGGCCTGTGGGCGCTCACCATCGAGGCGGTGGCCAGTCCCGCATACACGGGCACCGAGCAAGCGGCCAACGAGACCGCGCACCTCGCGTCTTTCAACATCGCCCTTGATCTGCGGAGGCCGTCTTCGTAGGCGGGGTTTACCCGCCGTCAGTCTGGCGGGCAAGGAGGTAATAACGTGGCAACCATCACGGATGTGTATCCGAGTTACGCGAAAGCGGGAGACTCGGCGATCAAGATCATCGGCACCGGCTTCCTGGACGCCCCGAGCGAGACCAAGGTCTACCACCGCAAACACGGTCAGACCGCCTGGGAGAATGTTGACCCGTCGCGGGTGACCTACGTCTCGGCGACGGAACTCACAGTCGCCATCGACGCGGCGAACACGGACGGCTGGGACAACGGCCTCAACGATGTGGGCGTTTCTGATTCGGGGGAGAGCACGCCGGACGGCTCCGTCGCCCAGGCGCTGTTCTTCTTCACCGCCGGCGCGTTCTCACCCGACGACGTGATCAAGGGAGCGGTGGAGGAAATCTACATCGAGGGGCTGTTCATGGGGCACACCCACGGCTCCCTCGATGTGGAGCACGGCGTCGAGACCTCGGATATCGAGGTCGACCAGTCGCTGCTCCCGGTGCGCACCATCAAGGCGGGCGAGACGTTCTCGCTCGCGGTGCCGCTGGCGGAAGTCACGCTGGAGCATATCAAGGAGGTGTGGGGTATCTCGGCTTCCATCGAGGACCTCGGCACCGGACGCCGGCGTTTGACCTTCGGCGGCGACACCGCGATCACCGAGAAGTCGGTGATGCTGGTGCTGCCGGCCGGGTCGGGCAGGAAGTTCGCCCTCACCTTCTACCGGTGCGCGGTGCTGGCGTCGGGCACCCTTTCCTGGAGCAAGGAGGAGCAGGTGGACCTGCCGATCCAGCTCACGGTGCTGGCCGACACCAGCCGACCCGCCGGCGACCAGGTCGGACGCTGGGAAGAGTACACCGCGTAGCATGAGCGGATGACGGACTGATACTTGGGGGCGGCCTGGCGTTGAAGGCGGCTCGAAGCAAGCGCCGGGCCGCCCCCATCGGAGATTTGCAGAGGTGGCAGATAACATGACGGACACAGGCAGCGTATCGAAAGCACCATCGCCAGACGAAGTGGTCATGCCCCAGGAGCGGCGCTTCCAGGTAGGCGAGCGCGAGATCGTGGTTCGCCCCCTGGTGATCGGCGACTTCAAGCGCATCGCCGCCGATCTGGGCGCGCTGGCGCAGCGGGTGGCCAGGGAGCATCCAGAGATTGATCTCGCCAAACCGGACGAGCACCTGGAGGCGATCTTCCCCATCCTGGGCGAGGCCGTCGGGCGACTGTTCCAACGACTCTTCGGGGTAGAGGAAGCCTATCTGGATGACCACCTGACTCTGGCGCAGGCGGCGCAGATCATCGCTGCCGCGCTGGAGGTCAACCAGCTCCCGGACATCCGAAAAAACGTGGGGCGCGCCCTCCAGCTCGCGAAGACGACGGCGATTCCGTAAGTCTGGGCTGGGCGGGCGCGTTCGACTTGCTGCAGAGCGAGTACGGGTGGACGCACCATTACATCGTCTGGCACGTGACCCCGGCGCAGGCCTTGGTGTGGGCGGAGTGCATTCGGCGACGGCGCGCGCTGCGGCTCGCCGAGGAGGCGGAGTTGACCTACATCGCGGCTGCCGCCTCTCAGGGAGGCAAGAAGGCCTACCAGGCGCTGCGCTCTGTGGTGCAGCGACTGCGCAAAGAGGCCGGGGCGGCCAAGCCCACAGACCCAGAGGAGATCGCTCGATCGCTAGGGCTGACGGACAGACGTCGGAGCAAATCCGAGAGACCATGAGCACTGTGCTCACAGATCAGGTTGAACAGGCGGACTGCCGAGAGTGGCTGCGGAGGATGCCTTCCGAAAGCGCCCACTGCTGTGTCACCTCGCCTCCCTACTGGGGCCTGCGTGATTACGAGGTGCCTCCCACGGCATGGGGCGGGCAGGACGAGTGCGACCATGTATGGGAGACGCGCCGCTACTACACCGAGAAGACGGCGGGCAAACACTCCACCGAGTCCTTCTGCAAGCCGGGACCGGGGAACGTGCGGCGGCTGAAGGCTGCCCGCTGGCGCGAGGACGCCACCTGTAGTCACTGCGGCGCGTGGCGTGGCTGCCTGGGGCAGGAGCCGACGGTCGAGATGTACGTGGAGCACCTGGTGGAGGTGTTCCGGGAACTCAGGCGTGTGCTCAGGAAGGATGGAACCCTCTGGCTCAACCTGGGCGACTCCTTCCTGGACAAGCAGATCGCGGGGACCCCGTGGGAGGTGGCCTTTCGCCTGCGCGAGGACGGCTGGCGTCTCTGCACCGACATTGTGTGGGACAAGCCAAACACCCGCCCTGAGAGTGTCAACTGCCGACCCACTCGCAGTCACGAGTTCATCTTTCTCTTCAGTAGGTCAGCCGACTACTTCTACGATGCCGACGCCGTGCGCGAGCAGGCAGTGAGCCTGGGCCGCAAGGCCCCTGGTGGCAACTATCGCAAGAAAGGATTCCCGGACGGCGATGAGCGGCGGCGGATCAGCAGCACCCTGGGCACGTTGGCTGTCCCGAACCCTCTGGGCCGCAACAAGCGCAGCGTGTGGCGGGTCGCCACCCAGGGATTCCCCGGCGCGCACTTCGCCGTCTTCCCGCCTCAGTTGATCGAACCGTGTATTCTGGCCGGCACGCCCGAGAAATGCTGCGCCCGCTGCGGCGCTCCCTGGCGCAAGCGCACCAGCCTGGTCGGTTATTGCGAGAGCCACAGCGGTAGGAAGGGAGCCGACGCTCCGGACGCGGTAGTCTCGCCTAACTCGGTCTTCCGCACGAGGATGATCGCGGTGCACAAGCCCATCGGACTGGTTCCCACCTGCGACTGCTTCGGCTGGCCATCCCAGGCGATGCTGCCCTGCCCCGAATGCTCAGGGTCAGGCCGTAACCCGAAGTCACGGATGACCTGTGTCAGGTGTCGAGGCAAGGGCGAGCGGCTGCAGGATGACTGGGACGCGCTCGACTTGTCAACCTGCGCGAGCGAGAAGGGGATTGTGATCGATCCGTTTGCCGGGGCCGGAACGACCGGGCTGGTGGCAATGCAGCATGGCCGGCGCTTTGCCGGATGCGATCTCAACGCTGCTTACGTCGCCATGGCTCAGGCGCGCCTTGAGAAGGCGCGGGAGTTGGTGTCATGACCGTCGGAGCCATCACCGCGCAACTGCGGCTGGACATGACCAACTTCCGGGAGGGCTTGGTGAAAGCCAACTCTCTCCTGGAGCAATACAGCGGCGCAGCGATGAAGGCCAGCGCGGTGCTAGCCGGTTTCGGCGCGGCGGTGGCCGGCGGGATGGGCATGGCGGTCAAGGCCTCGGCTGAGTTCGAGGCCGAGATGCGCAATGTTAACTCCATCCTGAAGGAGAGCGAGCCGGCCTTCCGCGCGCTGTCCGAATCCGTGCTGGCGCTTTCGGGCAAGGTAGGGCAGGCTCCCGAAGTCCTGGCGCGCGGCCTCTACGACATCGCCTCCTCCGGTTTCAACGGTGCTGAGGGCCTGAAGGTGCTGGAGGCCTCTGCAATTGCTGCCACCGCGGGAATCACTGACACCGCCACTGCCAGCCGGGCAATCACCGCCGTGCTCAACGCCTATGGACTTAGCGCGGATGACGCAGGCCGGGTCTCGGACGTGCTCTTCAAGACAGTAGAACGGGGAGTGCTGACCTTCGGGGAACTCGCCCAGAACATCGGCGATGTGATCTCCACCGCCGCGCAGGCGAAGGTCCCCATCGAGGACGTGGGCGCGGCGATTGCCACCATGACCCGCGCCGGCGTCGTGCCCGCAGAGGCGGTCACCTCCTTGAACCAGGTGTTGTTGTCGTTCATCTCGCCGTCGGAGCAGGCTAAGGCTGCCGCCACCAAGCTCGGCATCCAACTGACCGCCACCAACCTCGCCGCCAAGGGGCTGGGCGGCGTAGTGCAGGAGATGGCCGCTGCGCTCAAACTCGGCGCGGATGATCTGGACGCGATGCAGAAGGCCGGGGCCTCCGACGCGGAAGTCATGGCCCTGGTCGCGCAGCGCTCCGGGATGGCGACCGAGTCCATGGCTCAACTCTTCCCGAACGTGCGGGCTCTGAGGGGTGCGCTGGCTATTGCTTCGCAGGGAGGTAAGGAATTCTCCGAGGACGTGCAGGCGATGGCGCAGGCGACCGGGGCGTCAGCCGCCGCTTTCGCCGAGCAAAGCAAGTCCTTCCAGGTGCAGTGGGCCAAGACCTGGGCTGGGATGCGGGCCTTCGCGGTGCAGGTAGGCTCGGCTTTCCTGCCCGTCCTCAAGGCGCTGGCGCAGGTTCTCAAAACCGTAGTGCAGATGGCCGAGGCCATTCCCGCTCCCCTGCGTACCATCCTCGCGGTCGTGGCGCTGCTGGCGGCCGGGTTCGCTTCGCTCACTGCCGCCTTCATCCTCTACAACGCCTACCTGAAGGAGGCCGTGGTTCTCTCCGGCGGACTGGTCGGCGCGATGCGCCAGATGATGACGAGCATGGCCGCAGCCAATGTCGAGATCAACCTGACCGGACTCTCGCTTGGCAAACTCGCAGCGGGCGCGAAGACAGCAGGGGCGGCCCTGCTGGCCAGTCTACGGGGCGGGGCGCTGGGATTCGCCGCGATCACCGTAGGACTGGGATTGCTGTACCGCCAGTTCTCCGAGGCCGAGCGGATGGGAAAGGAGTTCGCGCAGACACTCTTGGATCTCGACCGGCGCGCCTTCAAGGTGAAGGTGCGCCTGGAGGAGATCAAGACGCCCTCCTTCTGGAGCCGGATGATGGAGTGGGCCGGCTATCGCACCCAGGACATGGATCGCTTCCTCGCGCAGATGAACCAGTACAAGCAGAAGGTCGAGGGAGCAGAGAAGGCCCAGCAAAGCCAGGAGGCACGCACCGCCAAGCTCAAGCAGATCGAGCAGGAACTGGCGCGTTTCCGCGGCGAAGCGCACGCGGCGCGGCTGAAGCAGATCGCCGAGGAGGCGCAGGCACTGGAGAAAGACCTGGCTCAGGCCGGGATGAAGCCCGAGGAAGCGAGGGCGCAGGCGGCGAGGTGGGCGGCCGCAGCGCGTGCTGCGGCGGAGCGAGAAGCCAGCAAAGACATCCAGGAAGCCGAGATCAAGCTGCTCGAATTGCAGAGCCGCAACCACGAGGCGCGAATGCGTCAGATCGAACTCGAGGCGCAAGCGGTCAAGGAGAAGTACCTGGCCGCCGGCCAGCGCGAACAGGCGGAGGAAGCCGCCCGGCAGTATCGCCTTGCCGCCATCGCCGCCTACGAGCGGGAGCGTAAGGACATCGTCCTGCAGGCCGAGCAGAAGCTCGTCGAGGCGCTGATCGGCCACGAAGATCAGATCGCTGGCGCACGAGAGCGCATCCACCGCGTCCGCCTCCAGCAGATTCAGTCGGAAGCCGCGGCGATCAAGAATCAGTTGATCGCCGCGGGCGAGGATGCGACGAAGGCCGAACTCGCGCGGAAGCAATTCCTCGCGGCGAAGACAGCCGAACTCGCCAAGCAGGAAGCGGCAGAGAGGGCTCGCATCTTCGAGCAGAGCGCAGACCAGATCGTTTCTTCCTGGATCACCGCGCTAGAGGGCATGCGCCAGGCCGACCGGCTCCAGACTGGCGAGTATCTCGCGCAGCTCTCCCGCGTCCTCGAACTCATCCGGCAGGTGAACGCGGGCCGGGCCGAGGCCGGTCAGAGCCGACTCTTCCAGCAGGAAGAACTGCGTCTGGCCCAGACCATCTTCTCCGAGCGCCAGCGCATGCAGCGAGAACTGGAGTTGGGTGAGAAGCGCCTGGCGGACGTGCGCAAGCAGTGGGCGCAGGAGGAACTGGATCAGCGCCGCCGCCTGCATGAGTACGAACTCTCGCTCATTGACTTGACCTTCCAGCATCGCCGCGATCTGGCGCGCATCACGGGCGAGGAAGACCAGGAGACAATGGCTCGGATCGCGGCGGACGAGCTTGCCGCGCTGCAGCAGCGACGCGCCGAGGAGCAGCTCAGCGCCCAGGAGCGACTGGACTCCTTGGGGCGAGAGCGGCAGTTGATCATGGAGATGGCCCAGGCCGGCGAGATGCCAGAGTCGGCAGCCTCTGCTGCCCTGGAGGCGACTTTCGCCGAGATGCAGCGGGCGAAGGAGGAACTGGCGGCCCAGGATCGGGCGGCCTTCGAGGAGCGCAGAAAGCAGCACGACGAGACCCTCAAGCAGATTGAGACTGAGCAGAAGACCCTGCGCGACCAGCTTTCCCAGACCGGCGGGCAGATCGTCCAGGTCGCCCAGCAGGTCTTCGATGCTCTCCAGCAGCGACTCCAGGCGCTCGCCTCCGTGAGACTCCAGCCCGCGCTTGCAGGCGCAGCAGCGGCTGCAGGGCCTACGCCTGCGGCGGCCCGCACCTACAACTTCTACATCGGCGGTCGGCAGGTGACCGCGGGGACGGACATCAGCCGCATCGCCGACCAGCTCGCCGAGATGCTGGAACGCGAACACACCTACGCCAGGGACTGACCAGTGGCTGCCTGCTACATGAGCAAGCCTGATGACACCGAGAAGACC